CGCCGCAACCCCAAGATCTTCAGGGAGGCCGGATGGCCGGAGGGGCGCCAAAATGTCTCTATCCAGGGAACCTGGGGCTTTGTGGACAAGATGGGAACGCAGTACACGACCCCCGCCATGATTAAGCAGGTTGCCAAGAGGCTGGTCATCCGGGAGTTGCCCTTGCTGGGCGATGCCGAGGGTCAGGAAGAGCGCAAGCGGGCCCGCATTGTCAGCGAGAGCACCGACGGCCATTCCTACACCCTGGAGCGGCTGGCGGCGACCCTTGACCTGACCGGCGACCCGGATATTGACGGTGTGCTGGCCCTTTTCCGGGCCCCGATAGCCATCGGAGGGGTCTAACATGAGGCCGAAACTCATTCACCCGGTAGAAGTGACCATTTATCGTGTTGACCGGGTGGCCACCCAATTTGACCCGGACTTCCGGGAGCCCGTGGCCGGGGTGCAGTACGAGCCGGTGCCGGTCACGGTCAAGGCCCAGGTCAAATATGACCGGTTTGAAGCCCTGAATATGGTGGCTGGCGGGGATTCTCCGGTGACCACGGGATACCTACTTATCGAAAAAGAACCCCCGGGGGGTCTTAACAAGGGTGACAAGATTGCCGCCATAGCCGGCCAGCCGGTCGAGCTTTACATTACTGAGATACGGCCGGCGGTTCACTACGGGGGCCGGGCGAGGATGCTTAAAGTCTTATTCGAGGCGAGGAGGAAGGGATAGTGGGGGTAAAAATGATCGGTGACTGGGCAAAAACCAAGGCCTTCCTCAGCCGCCTAGATAAGGACTACCAGAAGGCCTATCGCACCGGACTGGCGCGGGTAGGGCAAGCGGCGGTTAAGGCGCTCAAGCGGGGTATGACCGAAGGGGCTCCCGGGGGACAGAAATACGCACCCAACCGTCCTTTTACCATTGCCCGGAAAGAGTCCTCTAAACCTCTCATCAACCACGGGGATCTGCGAAACAGTATCACCAGCCGGGTTATAGACGGGGCAACCGTCTTCGTAGGGGTGCTGCGGACGGCAAAGGGCTCTGATGGTCAGTCTCTGGTCAATATCGCGGCTATTCACGAATTGGGCGACGGCGAGGGCGGAGACCTTTTGATTGAGGTAACCCCAAAGATGCGGGCCTGGCTCCACCACCAGGGGCTGCATCTCAAAAAAGAGACGAAGTACATTCGAATCCCGAGGCGCCCAACATTCGAACCGGTATTCGAGGCCGAGCAGGAAAACTGGCAGGAGCTTTTTGCTAAGACCGTGGCCCAGGGGACCATCGGGGGTGCCGGTAAATGAGCGAATTTGAAGCGGTAATGCGAACGTTGCTACAGGGCCTAAAGGCCAATGTCTTGGCGAATACAGTGTCAGCCACGCACAGCGACTTGCTGGAGATCGCCAAGTTGCCGGTACTTATTCTCTTCCTGCCCGATGCTGACCGGATAAGGCTGGACGATGCCAACGTGCCGGTGCAACTGAAAGACGAGGCCGCGGGTACGGTGCGGGTATATGACCCGGTGCTTACTTATAACCTGGCCTTTGATTTTGAGGTTGTAGCGGAAACCTCCCTGGAGGTGCTGGGCATCGGCGAAAGAATGGCCGCATACCTCGAGGCCAATCCTTATCTGGCTGTAAACGGTAAGGAATACCCGATGCGAACGGTAGAACCCATGGGGCGGCCGAGGGCTGCGGGGCCAGCCAACCTCAGAAGGGCGGCGGGAAGTTTCGTTGTGGAGGGGGTTGAAGTGGAAACCGGCAGGTTCCAGGACGGCAAACTGGCCAAGCAGTTTGAAGCGGTTTATGAGAACCGGGCTACCGGCGGGACGGACCAAATGATAAGCAGCCTCAAGAAGTGAGGGAGGAGGTAGGATATGCCCACCATCAAAAACAAGCTTAACTCGCCCCTCTCTATAGACCTGGGAGGCGGTAAGAGCATTCACCTGCTGCCATTAGAAAAACGAGATATAAGCGAGAACGATGTGAAGGCAAATCAAGTGCAGGCGGCCCTCCGAGCAGGATATATCCAGGTGCTGCCGGACCAGGCGCCTGCCAGGAAGAAAGGGAGTGACAACTAATGCCTGAGTTTCTCTCCCCCGGCCCTCTTATTACTGAAGCGCAGCCGCAGGTGGTCACCATCCCGGGAGCGCCCACTAGCACGGCAGCACTAATCGGGATCGCGGAAAAAGGTCCTATCGGCAAGGCCGAGTTGGTGACCAGTTGGGCCGACTTCGTAAAGAAGTTCGGCTCTTTTATTTCCAGCGGCTGGCTGGCCTATGCAGCTTATGGGCTGTTCCTCAATAAGCGTGGGGCGAGGGTCTACGTGGTGAGGACGGCTCACTACACCAATCCCGGTGACCCGGCCACCTTAACCGCAAAAAAGGCCACGGTGACCCTTCAGGATAGGGCCAGCGTGCCAGTTAGCACACTCAAGGTGGATGCGCTGACCGAGGGCACATGGGGCAACCGGCTCAAGGTGCGGATTTCGGATGCCACCAAGGACCCGGTCAATAAGTTCAAGCTGGAGGTTCTGGAAACGGTCAACGGCCAGGACGTGCTGCGGGAAACCTATGACGAGCTTTCTATGGTCGATACCAGCACCGATTTTGTGGAAAGCAGAATTAACGGCAAGAGCCAGTATATCACAGTAACCGACCTGGACAGCACTACGGCAGCCCCAGGTGACCGCCCGGCAGCCGGAACATTTTCACTGGCCAACGGGGACGACGGTCTGACCGGCCTGGCCGATACCGACTACATCGGCTCCCCGGCCGGCAGAACCGGGCTCTATGCCCTTGACGTGATCGATGAGAGCCTGCTTATTGCGGTGCCCGGAGTGGCCACCTCCGCCGTCCAGAACGGGGTGCTGGATTACTGCGCCGGTAGAGGAGACTGCTTCGCCATACTGGACCCGCCGTTTGGCAATACGCCGGACGAGGTGAAAGCTTATGTAGAAACCACGGCCGGGTTCAACAGCACCTACGGGGCGTTCTATTACCCCAACGTTAAGATTATGGACCCGGCCACCGGCAAGGAAAAGGTGGTGCCGCCCAGTGGCTTCATTATCGGGGCCTACGCCCGCACGGACGGGGTAAAAGGCGTCTGGAAAGTGGCGGCCGGAATTGAAGACGGGCTGTTGGCAGGCGTAATCGGATTTGAAACCGACCTGGTCAAGGACAAGGGAATAAGGGATATTCTCTATCCGGCCCGGATAAATCCCATCACCTTCCTGCGCGGCTACGGGATCAGGGTTTACGGTGCCCGGACCCTGGACGGAAGCGGCAGTTTCCCCTATATCAACGAGCGCCGGACCTTCATCTTCTGCGAGAAATCCATCGAGGAAGGCGCCCAGCGTGCCGAGTTCGAGAACAACGAGCCCGGGTTGTGGAAGCGGCTCACCAGATCGATCAATGCCTTCCTGCTTGGGGTCTGGAAGCAGGGCGGCCTTAAGGGGGCGACCCCGCAGGAGGCTTTTGTGGTCAAAATCGACGAGGAACTGAACACCCAGGAGACCATCGATCAGGGGCTCCTGCGCGGCCGTATTGGCCTGGCCACCCACCGGCCGGCCGAGTTCGTCTGGTTCGAGTTTGAGCGCAAGCTGCAGACTGAATAAGGAGGTGGCATAAAGGATGGCAGGTAGGGCGCGGAAGTTTCGCGACAAGTTTAAGTTCCTGGTGGAGATTGATGGGATTGTGCAAACCGGCTTCCAGAAGGCCGGGCCTTTGCGGGCAAGCGTAGAGGTGATCGAGCACGAAGAAGGCGGGGCGCTAATCCCAGATAAATCCCCTGGTAAGGGGAAATTCGAGGATATAGCCCTGGAGTACGGGGCTACCGAGAACCTGGAGATCTATAACTGGTTCAAACAGGTCCTCGATGCGGCCCAGGAGACCGGCGGTGCGGACCCAGACGATTACAAGCGGAACCTGGCCATCATTGAACAAGACCGGACCGGTAAAGAAGTAGGGCGCTGGAATGTTTACGGCGCTTGGCCGCGAGAGTTTGAGGCCGGGGATTGGGACAACACCGCCAATGAAAAGCTCATCCGTAAGGTTACGCTGGCGATAGATTACTTTGAGCCCGCTTAAAAAGCGGGCTCTTAAGCTATTAGGGAGGGATTAGAGTGGGCGAACTGGTAAATCTGCGCTTACCCAAGACTGTTGCCGAGGCGGAAATAGCTCCCGGGACATTCCTCTTCCCCGGGCGCTGGGAAGGTCAAATGCGAGAGATGAAGGTCGCCGAGGAGAATATGCTGTTGGACCGGCGTCAGCGAAAGGACGCGGCGGCCATCAATAACGTCCTCCAGGCCTGTTTATTGACGGAAGGCATCAAGGTTATGGATATGCTGGTCGGGGACCGCGTTTTTGCCATGATCCAACTGCGGCGGCTGACCTATGGGGATGAATACGCCTTCAAGGTTAGCTGCCCCAGATGTGACGCCAGGTTCGAATGGGAGGAAAACCTGGGCGAGCTGCCGGTGCGCTACCTGGAGGACCCGGCCTATGCTGAGCCAGACCACACCTTCAGTTTTACGTTCCCTAAAACGGGCAAGACCATCAAATGGCGCTTGCTACGGGGCAGAGATGAGCAAAAGCTGGCCATAGCCAGGCGGGAAAACCCGGACGGCCTGGTGACCTTCTCCATGCTGCTCCGGACAGTTGAAATTGAGGGGGAA